ACGTACCACCAGAAATTATTTTCCACGATAGCTCAGTAGGTAGAGCAGCTGACTGTTAATCAGCTTGTCCCAGGTTCGAGCCCTGGTCGTGGAGCCAAACTGAGATTATAGAATGGCAGAACTAAAAGATTGGTTGAATAGTATCAACTACACAAAGAAAGATATCATGGTTGATGAGTATGAGGAGAAAAGATATCCTGCATACATCATCAATAAATGTCTGTCGGCCCACACTGATTGTCTGTTTTATGTGAATGAACTGAACCGCCTACACCACTTGGACAAACGTCTCCAGAATGACTTTTTACTAAATAGTATAGGAAAACGGAAACGATTTGCTAAATGGTTACGTTCATCCAAAGTCAAAAACCTTGACTTGATTAAACAGTATTATGGCTACAGCAACGAGAAGGCTAAACAGGCCCTCGACATACTTACTGCTGAAGATATTGAAATAATAAAAACAAAATTGAATAAAGGCGGTAAACATGGAAGAAATGGAGTGGACCCCTGACCTTATGTTGGAAGTTAGACTCACCGAGTCTGATGACTTCCTCAAAGTAAGAGAGACATTATCCCGTATTGGCGTTGCTTCAAGAAAAGAACGAAAGTTATATCAGTCCTGTCACATACTACATAAACAAGGTCGGTACTTCATAGTACATTTTAAAGAACTGTTTGCGTTAGATGGGAAGCCAACGAACATATCAATCAATGATATTGAACGAAGAAATACTATTGCAGGACTATTATCAGATTGGGGCCTGATAGAGATTGTCGGAGACAGTGAACCTAGAGCACCATTATCACAGATAAAAGTTTTAAGTTATCGTGAAAAAGATGAATGGACCTTAGAGACAAAATACAATATTGGTAACAAAAAGAAAGTTGAATAAAGTGGAGTTTATATTATGAGTGTTATGATGATGAGAATGAAGAACGGCGAAGATGTTGTCGCCGATGTTACAGAAAAAGAAGATACAGTCACATTGAAGAATCCGGCTGTACTTATGCCAATGCGAGATGCGGGTGGTGGTAATATGCAGATGGGGTTCGGACCTTGGATTCCGTTCTCTGCCAGTACCAATCCTGAAGTTGAGATATCTCGCGAGCATATTCTTTTTATTATTGAACCCAATACAGATGTGGCAAATAACTACCGGCAAGCATTTGGTTCCGGCGTTGTTGTGCCAGAGACTACAACAAAACAGATCCTGACTTGATATTGACTTATTATTCATTACCTGATATAATAAGTGTATGACGGGAACATTTTACAAGAACGTAATTCAGAAAGGCAACCAACTGCTCATTCGGGCAGTCGATAAAGGTAAGCCTGTTCAGTTCAAAGTACAACCCAAGCCGACATTCTTTGTTCGGTCAAAGAAAGGTTGTGCTTGGAAAACTCTGAAAGGTCAAGACGTACAGCCAGTTCAGTTGGGTTCAATCTCTGAGGCCAGAGAGTTTCTTGGCCAGTACCAAGATCAACCTGACTTGATTCACGGCATGGAACGATATCCCTATGTCTGGATTGCAGACAACTATGAAGGGTTCATTGATTGGGATCCTGCCAAGATTCTGATTCTCACAATCGACATTGAGGTGGCCAGTGAAAATGGTTTCCCCGATCCGACTGTCGCAGAAGAAGAAGTATTATCCATCACAGTAAAGAACCATCGCACCAAGAAGGTTATGGTGTGGGGTATCTACAATTATGAAAACTCCCGTGATGATGTAGAGTACATTCATTGTATTGATGAACGTCAGATGCTTGAGGAGTTTGTTGCGTTCATGGTTGAAGTTCAGCCAGATGTTATCACGGGCTGGAACACAACCTTCTTTGATATTCCATATCTGGCTGTTCGTATTACACGACTGTTCGGTGACAAGATGCGAAACAATATGTCACCCTGGAACATGGTGTCAGAAGAAAAGACTACAACCTTTGGTCGGGAACAAATCAAATACAACATTTGGGGTGTGGCCAATCTAGACTACCTTGATCTCTATCGTAAGTTTACATACAAGAACCAAGAGTCATATCGTCTTGACTACATTGCAGGTGTAGAACTCGGAGCACAGAAGGACGAGAATCCATACGAAACATATAAAGAATGGTACACCAACGACTATCAATCGTTCATTGATTACAACATCAAAGACGTTGAGTTGGTCGATGCGTTAGAAGATAAGATGAAACTTATCGAACTGGCATTGACCATGGCCTATGAGGCAAAGGTAAACTACATGGATGTATTCTCACAGGTTCGTATGTGGGATGTGACTATCTATAACTATCTGCGTGATAGAGATATCGTGGTACCGCAACGAGACACAAGTTCCAAAGGCTCTCGGTATGAAGGTGCCTATGTCAAAGAACCACAGACTGGTGGACACAACTGGGTTATGTCGTTTGACCTCAACAGTCTGTATCCACATTTGATTATGCAGTACAACATATCACCAGAGACTTTGATTGCTCAGAGATTCCCAGAGGCCATCTCTGTCGATAAACTATTGAACCAAGAAGTCCAGACAGAAGTTCTTGGTGACAAACTGACAGTCACACCAAACGCTGCTTGTTTCAGAAAAGACATTCGTGGGTTCCTACCTGATCTTATGGAGACAATGTATGGCGACCGTGTAAAGTTCAAGAAGTATTCTTTGGAAGCAAAACAGCGTTATCAAGACACAAAAGATAAAAAATATCTGAACGATATATCTAAATATAATAACATACAGATGGCGAGAAAGATTGCACTGAACAGTGCTTATGGTGCAGTCGGCAATCAGTATTTTAGATATTACGATGAACGATTGGCCACTGCGATTACAACGGCAGGTCAGTTGAGCATTCGGTGGATTGAGAACAAGGTAAATGAATACCTCAACAGAATACTACAGACAGAAGATCAAGACTACATTATCGCGTCAGATACAGATTCCATTTATGTTACTTTTGACACGTTGGTATCTAAGTCTTTTGGAAACAGAGATGATGTGCCGACAGAAAAGGTTGTCAACTTCTTGGATCAAATCGCCAAGGATAAAGTTGAACCTTACATTACTAAGTGTTATCAGGACCTTGCAGATTATGTAAGAGCATACGAGCAGAAGATGGAGATGGCTCGCGAGGTGATTGCTGACAAAGGTATCTGGACTGCAAAGAAAAGATATATTCTCAATGTGTATGACAGTGAAGGTGTGCGGTTCGCAGAACCAGAACTCAAGATCATGGGCATCGAGGCAGTCAAGTCCTCAACACCAGAACCCTGTCGTGATAAGATTAAAGAAGCATTGAGAGTCATTATCAACGAAGATGAACAGGCACTAAATAATTTTATTCAGTCATTCCGCAAAGAGTTTATGAAGATGGACCCAGAACGCATTGCGTTCCCAAGGTCATGCAACGGACTCAAGAAGTGGGGTGATAGGTCATCGGTCTATAAGAAAGGCACACCGATGCACATCAAAGGTTCGTTGATGTATAATTATCTACTCAACAAAGAAAAAGTAACACATAAGTATCCCCTTATTCAAGAAGGTGAGAAGATAAAGTTTATTCAATTAAGAACACCTAACAAAATTCAAACCAATGTCATTTCGTTTATGGGCCAACTGCCTAGAGAGTTTAACTTGACAGAGATGGTAGATTATGATACCATGTTTCTAAAGAGTTTTGTTGAACCTATGACATTTATCCTTGACCAGATTGGCTGGCAAGTCGATAGGTCGTGGGGCACACAGAGAACGCTGGAGTCGTTATTCGGATGAAGTACACACCATATTATATGAAAGATGTTCGTGCTGGTGAAGCACAAGAGAAGTTCACAGTCATCTCCACCTTTGCGGGTGGGGGTGGCTCGTCTACTGGTTATCGTTTGGCAGGCGGCAAGATACTTGCCATCAATGAGTTTGTAAAAGAGGCCAGAGAAACCTACTCGGCAAACTACCCAACAACACCAATCATACCAGATGACATAAAAGAACTTACTGGCAAAGACATTCTGGAAGTTGCAGGTATCAGTGAAGGTGAACTTGATCTACTAGATGGTTCCCCTCCATGTTCTGCGTTCAGTGTTGCTGGTCGTGGGTTTACACATCACGGTGGTAGTCACAAGGCAGGGTATGGCAAGAGCAAACACTATTCAGATGAACAGTCAGTATCAAATATTGAGGACTTGTTCTTTGAGTTTATTCGTGTTGCCAAAGACATTCAACCCAAGACAATCATTGCAGAGAACGTCAAGGGTCTAACGATTGGTGAAGCGAAAGAATACTTCAACATGATTAACAATGCCTTTGATGAACTAGGTTACGATGTATGTGCAAAGGTACTCAATTCCAAACACTACGGCGTCCCACAGGCCCGTGAGCGAACGATCTTTATCGGGGTGAGGAAAGACTTGACCCCCAAAGTCGGACTCTCATTTATGAATATATTTACTGTGTTCCCGTCTGAGAACCGAGAGGTTGTTACTCTGGGTGAAGGTGTCGAAGGTTTGGACTTAGATCAAGATGAAATTGCATGGCTCACTGAGAAGTGGACTGGCACAAAGTTTCATCAGGTAACTGGTATTCTATTTCCACAGGATCCAGAGAAAGTTATCAGTGGAGAAAATGTGGGAAAGAAGAATCTACATTTCAGTTGTAAGAAAACATCACAGTATGTTCCTGCACCGACATTGACAGCAATGGGTTCAGCAGCAACGACTGGTGGATTGGTACATTGGAATGAAGATAGAAAATTTACAATCAAAGAATTGAAACGTATCATGTCTTTGCCTGAAGATTTTGAACTTACAGGTACATTTAATCAGAAGGCAGAACGATGTGGTCGTATGGTACCTTCACTTATGATGAAGGCCATAGCAAGTTCAGTGTACGATAAAGTGCTGAACAAATTATAATGAGGAACAACAATGGGATTTTTACAAGATGCGATTAAGAACGCTGGAAACGAATTCGGGGTCATTGCTAAAGACGGCATTGATGCCAGTGATGTTGATGGGTATGTGGATACTGGTTCTTATATTTTTAATGGTTTGGTATCTGGTACTATATACGGTGGTCTACCCAATAATAAAATTACGGCAATTGCTGGTGAAAGTGCGACAGGCAAGACGTTCTTCGCACTAGGTGTATGCAAGTCATTTCTAGAAGCTGATCCAGAAGCCAATGTAGTTTATTTTGAATCAGAGTCTGCGGTAACCAAAGACATGATTGAGCAGAGGGATATTGATTCCTCTCGTATGGCTATCATGCCTGTTACCACAGTACAGGAGTTTCGTTATCAGGCCCTTCAGGTACTAGACCTATACGAGAAACAAGGTGAAGGCAAACCATTAATGCTTTGTCTTGACAGTCTCGGTATGCTATCAACAACCAAAGAGTTGGAAGATACAGAGGCCGGGAAAGAAACAAGAGACATGACCAGATCACAGATTGTTAAATCAACCTTCCGTGTTCTGACATTGAAACTTGGCAAACTGAAAGTGCCAATGCTGATGACCAATCATACCTATGATGTTATCGGTTCAATGTTTCCTACCAAAGAGATGGGTGGAGGCAGTGGCCTCAAGTATGCCGCATCGAGTATCATCTATCTGTCAAAGAAGAAAGACAAAGACGGTACAGAGGTTGTCGGTAACATCATTCACTGCAAGACATACAAATCACGACTGACAAAAGAAAACCAAATGGTAGATGTTCGTTTGTCATACACCAGAGGTCTTGATAGATACTATGGTCTATTAGAACTTGCTATTGAGGCAGGTGTATTCAATGCAGTATCAACCCGAGTCGAGTTGCCTGATGGCACTAAGACATTTGGTAAGACTATCAACAATGATCCAGAGAAATACTTTACACCAGAAGTAATGGAGAAACTTGATGCGTTTGCCAAAGAGAAATTTACTTATGGATAATTACATCAAAGTCTATGATGATGTTATTGATGAGGTAAGTTGCAAAGAACTCATCAAGAGGTTTGAAGATGAGCATGAGATGTACGAGACAGTGCATCAAGAGGATGGTGATAATGTTATCTCGTTTGAACAAATAAATTTATTTGTACAAGGTTGGGATGATGTTCAGAAAGGACTGCTTGAGTTGTTTCAGGACTACATTGTACATTACAAAATAGATTGTAATGTCTATGATAAGATGTGGCCTGAGAAATATGGTTACGAAGCAGTGAGAATGAAACGATATCTAGGAAATGACTATGATCGTTTTGATCCTCACGTTGATGTAATGAACCATGAGTCCGCACGAAGATTTCTTGCCTTCTTTATCTACCTCAACGATGTAGAGGAAGGTGGTGAGACACAGTTTCTAAACATAAACCAACCGGGAACTTATTTACCATACAAAGTAGAAGCAAAGAGAGGACGATTGTTAATGTTTCCCCCAACGTGGCAATACTACCACGCAGGTCTAAAACCTGTGTCGGGTAGGAAATACATTATACATTCGTATTGTCATTATGCATGATTATCATTACGTTTATCACAAAGAGACAGACGAACAAGCCTTCCGACTACAGGCAGGTGAGTTTGAAGGTGTAGTTTGGAACTTCCGTGATGTTAAGTTGCCAATACACGATGAAGATGGCAACAGACTAAACTTGGAAGAAGTTGAGACAATACCCTTGACATTTTCCTATGATGTATTGTATAATAAAGATGGTAGGGTCAACGAGGATTCTTTAGAAAGATTCAACAGTGTGCTCGGTGACATTCTTATGACTGTTTTGGAAGAAGGATTAGAACATGACCAAATCGAAATTGGTACAGAGGCTGGAAACGACGATACTGAGCAATCTGATTTATAATGAGGACTATGCCAGAAAAGTTATTCCATTTATAAAAGAAGAATATTTCCAAGACGGTATAGAGAAGGTAATATTCAAAACGATCTGGCAGTATGCCGATCAATACAAGAGTGCCGCAACCATATCGGCACTTGCCATTGAGTTACAGAAGGCAACACTCAATGACGAACACTACAAGACCGCTCTAG